AAATTTACAAATCAAAGTAAAGCACAATTAGTATCAACACTTGTTGCAGAGGTTGAGCATGGGCGTGTACACTTCCCTTATGACGACGAACAGTTAAACAGAGAGTTAAAACTGTTTGAAGGTAAAGTCATGGCAGGGGGTACTATTCAGTATTCAGCCCCTCCAGGATATTTCGATGACTGCGTTATGGCAGTTGGGCTTGCTGTGCTTCTTGCAAAGCGAAGGCAGCCTCGTAAATTAAACAATAATAGAAAGTATTTAACATTCAGCAATTCTAGTAAGCGTAGATTCTTGACAGGTGTTGCATGACAGACGAACAATACAATAGATTTGAGCACTTACGTTCTACTGTCTACGGTCAGTTTATAACCGAATTGAATACAGACGAAGATATGATGCGTGGTAAATACGCAAGCAATATCATTCCCGATGAATGGGTCGATGAGGGTTTGCAACCTACAGTCCCGCCAACAGCGTACAATGCAATTACTAATGCAGCTGATCATATTCTAACTACTCCTAGAACATTTGTTCCAATGCGACCAGTCAATGAAAGTATGGAAGCGTCAAGAGAGATAGCTGAAAAGCAAAGACAGTTCCATGATATGTGGTGGACTCGTGTCTTTGAAGAACAAGGCGATCCTCTAAAAAGAGCTACAAAAAAATTGATGCTTGGAAAAATGGTACTTAAGAAAACAATAGATTTTTCATACATACCAGATTTACCTGATGAAGCAAATGCAAATGATAAGCGGAAATTTAGAAGGCAACTGGAGAAGGTAGCCCGATCTAAGTTTCTGTGGAAGTTTGAATCTTTAGCACCAGAAACAATATTTGAAGATCCCAATACACCTTGGGACCCGCAATATGTATACGAAGCTACGAAGGTGGAAGCAGGTAACTTAGTCAAAGCCTACCCAGATTTAGAAGAGGACTACGGTCAAGGCGATATGATGCGTGAAGTTGATTACGTCGAAATGTGGACAAAGCCTAACGGCGATGACCCAGGGGAGTTCGTTGTGTGGGTAGATGGCAAGCGTTGCCATGAAGCCGTCAATCCGTATTCTTGGGAATCACCAGTATCAACAGATGAGTATCCAGTGTACGACGGGTACATACCGTACATCATTGCTGATCCTGGTTTTGGTGATGTGACTTCGGAAGCTAAACCAGAAGATAGGTATGTCTCTATACTTAAGCCCATACGTTCAGTTCTTATTTCAGAAGCCAGATACTTGACTGAAATGGAAGCATGGCTGCGTATGTATGTGTTCCCAGCATTGGTCACTGTCAATATGGGCGAGCTAGAAGATGGTGAAAAGGAAATACGCTTAGGACCAGGTAGTCATATTGATATGCGACCTGACCAGCAGCTTGATTTACTTAAGTGGGGTGAGGCTCCTGTTACGTTGATGCAAGGATTGCAACGTGTAAACAGCTACGCAGATTCAGCATCCAAGTTCGGAGCTATGGGTGGTATGCCTATGGTCGGTGTCGATACTGCAACGGAAGCAGATACACTATTTCGTAATGCTGCTACTAAACTAAGTGGACCTTTAAATGCTTTACAGCGGGCGTGTCAGAAAATAAACGCATGGGTACTGATGGACATTGAACATATCCTTAGTGCACCAGTTACTTTATATGGAGCATTTGAGTCAACGCCTAGTGAAGTAACGCTTGGACCTAGAGAAATAAACGGCTACTACTACAACACTGTAACCTTTGAAACATCTGATGCAGCTACACTCAACTCAAGGAAAGCACGACTCTGGGCAGATATGTACAGGATTATGCCAGGTCTGTCAGAGCGTACAGCTATGGACAAGATGGGTATTACCAATCCAACCTCAGAGCAAGAGGATCGTGCAGTCGAAGATATATTACGTTCTTCGCCTATACAGCAGAGTACATTACTTATGGCTTTGGCTGGTTTGGGGGATGCAGGTGAAGAAGTAAGACAAGCACTTCAAGCTACATTACAACAAGACGTACAGCGTGAACAAGGCAGAGGTGGCGACGAACAAGCTGCTACTACAGTAGATGAACAGGGTAATCCTCAAGAGCCTATCGTTAGTGAGGCACGTAGACAGGCAATGATTCAAGCTCCAGAAAGGCAGTTATTCTAATGCCAAACTATAGAGAACGAATTGTACGAAGAGCTGCACGAACTGCTGCAAGACAAACTATGTTACTGCAAAGAGTAAACGCAGCGTTCGGTGAAACGCCTGCTGCGGAAGAACGCAGCGAATCGTTCTACGAAATTTCTGCGAGATTAGATAGAATAAACAATATACAAAGTGTACGCCGACAACAGGAAGCGATGGCAATAGTCAATTCAATACCGTCAACAATACAGCGTATACAAAGTGATATGAGCGGTGGTCAATAATGCCAGGTTATAAACGACGATACGGATTTTACCAAGATGGTGATGTTGCAATGCCACAAAATGCTTTTTGGGCACAACCTACTGCCCCTGTAGACCAAGGTGGAATACCTGGAGGGGCATATCTTCCATTAGGTGTAATGGGGGGTGCTGCAGCATTGAATAGATTTGGTGCTCTCAATGCAATGGACCCTAGAGGTTTTAATTTCAGAACACTCGATCCACGATATCTTATGAGTAGACCAATGACTACTGGCGGAACTGTCAACATTGGCGGAGGGATGCAATTACCAAACACTGCACCAACGACTAGAAATATCACACGTATGGCTACAAGTGGATTCAGACCAGGTGTAGGCATGGGTCGTGTAGGAGCAGGTGCAGCGTTGGGTTTTGGTGGCTATTTCGCTGACGAAGCATTGACAGCTATGGGTCTTGATACCGCTGGTGATTACGCACAATGGGCTGCTTCAGGTGCAGGTATAGGAATGATGCTTGGACCTACTGGTGCATTGGTCGGTGCAGCTGGAGCTATGGGATTGAAAGCTGTTATTGATTTATTCGGCAAAGATAAAGAACCAGATGAATCAGGACTTTTTCCATATAAAGCAGCTCCTAATACTGGGTTAGGTAGGGCACAAGAACTTGTTGCCAATGCACCTATACCTGAAGAGTACGCTAGTTGGATGACCCCTGAACAGAAACAAATGGTTCTTCAGCAGGCATCATTTATACTTGGTGATGATATAGCAGGTGGTGCTACAGATGTTAATGCGAAGAAAGCAAACCTAGTTGTCAATGGACTAATATCACAATACCTAGAAGGTGCTACTCCGCTTCAAGCACAAGACGCTGTCTACGGTGCGGTTGGAGTAAAGCGTGGCTCATCAATACTTGAGCTTGCTAAAGCTACTGGTAATGAATCAGCTGTACTAGATCAAATGAACAAGTCTAATTTTGAAGGAACTACGAACGCAGTTCAGATTTCAACAGGAACAGATAACGACGGTTCCATGTGGGTTCTTGGTCAAACGTACGACGCACAAGGTAATCCAGGTGATGTGGTAAAATATGTTGTCACGGAGAATGAAAGAGGCGAACCTCAATACGATCCTACTGAAAGTTTGATGACAGCTAAAGAAAAAACAGAGTTTGAAGCTGACCTAAGTCGTGAACTTCAGGGCATGGATGACGAAACGAAAATAGCTATTAATGCTAATAATGTAAAAGCACAGTTGACAGGCATAGCTGTCGCAGCACAAACAGCAGACAAAAAACTTATTCAGCAATCAAGAGAACACAAGGATAATCTTGGATACAACTACGATGCGTTGAGTCAAAACGCAGAGCAATACAATAGGTCACAAACTGAAACTGAAAAGCAAAATGTATTTAACAATGCACAGCGTATGTTTGAGTTCGATGCTGACTTCGGATTGCGTTCTGACAAATTTGATTTTGAAAAAGATGTATGGGGCGAGGAATTTGCAGAAGGTAACTTCCGTGATAGGCGAGATTACTCAGAGGGCGTTCGTCGATTCGATACTGAAATGGCAGAGAATCGAACGCAATTTGATATCAATGATCGTCGAAGGCTGCAACAAATGCAGGAAGAGGCACGAAGAGCTGATGCCTCAATAGCACAAGAACTCAATCAAGCACGGCAACAAACATCAGATCGTATGCGAGAAATACTTGCTAACCCAGCAGACTATCTTGCAAGGTCGTACGCTCAGCGTGGTGAAACAAGTCCGTTCGGAGAAACAACTCAAGCAGATCTTTACAATCAGGCAATGGGCGAGTACAACCAGTACGCTCAATACTTAGATGCACTCGGTCGTGGATTCAAAGCTGACCTTGCTGCTGAGGCACAAGGCATTAGGAATATGCGACAGCGAAGAGAGCTTGAAGCTGAAGAAGCCAATCTAGCAGGCATAGCTCCTGATCGTCCAGCTGGACCGATAACAAATGTATCGGACTTGACTATTGATAACCTGCCCACAGGACCCACAGGACCCACAGGACCCACAGGACCTACTGGACCTGGCGGATTTGTACCTGGGAAAGGACCAACTGACTACCTTGAGGGTGACGACGAAACTCCACAAGAGCGAGGACCTAGAGAGCAAGATCGTGGACCTATTGACGATATTTCAGCGGGTGGTTTTAAGCCAACTCAGGCAGGTAGATATCCAGGTGCGTTCGTACCAGGTGATGCACCAGAAACAATCGATGAAAGCGAAGGTGCTCTTTGGATAGATCCTGGATTCATTCCAGGTGGAGACGACGAAAATCCGCAAGAAATATGGGACATCACACAACCTGAAGATTTTGTACCAGGTACAGGTGTAATGCCAGGTACTCCACCGCCTAATATAAATTTTGTTCCTACTCCTGGTACAGGATCAGGTGTGCCTGAAGAATTTGTGCCACCTCGAAGGCAAGGTGGAATATTACAGAATATGGATTCGTATAATCGAAGTTGGATGGGTGGAGATCTATACCCTCAAAATCCGAATAGAGTTCCGAACGCATTTGGGATGCCGTATCAAGATATGGGTGAGTTGAGACGTAGAAATACACAAGGGATTTTAGCTGGTCCTCCAGGTTTTGTCGGTAGTGAGTTTGCAACTCAATACACACGACCTGTTGGCAGGGGATTGCAAGCAGCGGGAGGAGCACTTAGTAATCTAAATTTTGGTGGTGAAGGAGTAAGAGAGGCTCAACAACAAGAACAGCTTTTTAGCTACAATGAACACGGTGGTGTTGCTCATGGATTCGGCAATCCTATAGTTGTAGGTGATTCATCTAGGAATAAAGAGAATCAAGAACTCGTCATGTCATTCGGTAATGCACCGATGGTCGTGTTGCCATTGAATGAGCGTCAGCAAGAAATCATGGAAGATGCTGGCGAAGTAGGTCCTCCACGAGCACAAATAGGTGGAATGTTTGGTGGTAATGCAAACTTCTCAACATTAGCTGAGATGCCATCAAGAACTGCTTTCGGTGGTACACAGTTTGGCTTTGGTATGGATAGACCTGTGACGCAACAAGAGATAAGGGCAAGGGGAGAAAGATTTTCTTCTCCCGCTGTACGGGACATATTTGCAGGTCAAACGCCTCAGTCCTTGAGATTTGGATTCAATCTGTTTACACCAGGTCAACTTCAATCTCTTACAGGTGGTGAGCGTGAAGAGCTAAGAACTAGATTAGCTACAAGAAATAGAACATTAGAAGATGTTGAACAACAAGTAATGCGTCAATTCGGAGCTACAGGAACAAGGCGTGGTCGAAGGGTTTTCTAAGTGGTTAGCGATTACAGTGTAGCAGCACAGCAGTTAGGTGCACCAAGTGGTTTTGCTGGTGCGTCCTCTGGTCGTGCTCCCGCCGTGTATGGTCGCCCAAGTCCTTATACAAATGTTCCTGCTGGATTTATTCCTCCATTGCCAAGACAGCAACAACCGCAACCAGAAGAAGCTGGTGGATTCGGATTCAATACATTTTTCGAGGGAGATCAACTTCTAAGGACACTAGGGTTTGGTAGAGCACTAGAAGATTTGCGTGGTATTCCAGGTGTAGGTAGACCAGCAGCAGCTATCGCTTCTGAGTTTGCAGCTCCAGTGAACATAGCACTTGCAGCTGCGGGAGCACCAGGTGCATTGCGAGCGATACGCCCAGCAGTTGGAGCTACTGGAATATTATCAAAGGGTAGAAGAATACTTGCTGGTGATCCAAGAAGATCATTACGAGAGTCTACAGGAATATTAGGATCGGTTATACCCGAAGGTACGTTTGCACAGAGATTAGCTGGTGAGTCTGTTATTGGATTAGGTGCTAGAACTGCTGCTGAAGAATTAGACTTACCAGGTCCGTTGAAGTTTGCAGAGCCAGTGCTTGGTGGAGCAGCAGGTCTTGTGCTCTTGCGTAAAGGACAGAAAAGATTTCCAGGTTTGGTCGGTAGAAATCGTGTTGACGCTAATGACGTATCTATCGAGGACCACATTACCAAGTTCTCCGACATTGACAACATAGGAGTTGACGATCCACGAAGAGCATTAACTCTAGGGGGAACTCAAACAAGAGATCAATTCAACAGAATAAGCTCTCGGCTTCTTAGTAATGTGCCAGGTCTCCGCAATATTATGGGTAACAGTTTCTTGAATCCAGGTGTAGCGGATGTATATTTCCCAGCAAAAGCAGCAGCCGATTCTGCTAACAGCGTTTTGACAAATAAAATGGCTGAAGTTATAGCGGATACATCTCGACCAGGTAGGTTGCTTGATACTGAATCAGCAGCTAGGGGATATGTAAGGCTGGGAGATCTTAGTTACAACAAGAATTTGTTTGAAGGCGAGAGTGGCTATCTGGATGAGATTGCATTTTCTAAGAATAAAGATTTGAATGATGATGCCAGTCGTATACGTGACGTTTTGAAATCGGTAGAAAATTACGATGAAGCTCACGAAATATCGTACAGGGCTTTAGCCAATGAATCTAAAGAAGCTCCTAGGCTGACAAAAGAAATACTAACTACTGCCTTAGAACGTCAAAGAGCAAACATGCCAGAGGTTCCATCTAATTCTCTAGATGACTTATTGGTTCCGCTTGGTGAAGTAATGGAGCGTCACGCAGACGAGGGTATACGTGGTTACTTTCCACGAATAGCAAATTTTTCTAAAGATGATGATTTGACAGCTCAAGTCACAAGCATGTTCAGACAAAAAAGAGCAACGGGTGACGAGCCGTTTGCATATCAAACTATGTTTGAACTTGGGGAGCAGTTAGATAAAACCGCTAATGAAATGTATTGGCTTGACCCTGAAGTGATATTGCAAGCAAGGGTACTTGGTTCTGCAAGGGCAGGAATGATCAATGATATAAGTAAAGGTTTTGATGACATCGGTGTTACTGGTAGAGAGTATATGCAAAACAATGCACAGTGGGATGAACTCACCAGAGAAACAGCAGCATCAAAACTTGAATACAGAAAAGCATTGAAAGCTCGCAAGGATAGTGAAATACAACTAAGAGCTGTTCGTAAAATAAAAACAATAGCAGATAATTTTGAAAGATATTTAAGTCAAGCAAAGCCTAGAGGAGCAAAGTCTAGTTTAGAAGCAGATGAAATTGATAATGCTACATGGAGAACTGTATACGAAGAAATGCGTACGGCACGTAGTAGGGCACAGGAACTAGGCGAAACTACAGCAACGATACAGCAAGTGCGTAATCAGCTAAAAGCCTTAAGGACTTTAGGTAAACAGCAATTTGGTATTGGGACAGGTTCCCCTAGAAAGTCTTTACCTGCGTGGTATAAGCGTTTAGAAAAAGAAGCAGCTTCAATAGAAAGAGAACTCGATAAGCTGACTAATGACAATATGGCACTAGAAAGAACTTCAGAAGAACTTACTCAATCCTTGGTGCGATGGACTCAAGACCCAGCAAAGTATATGAACTACAAGGCAATGGATTCTATTGCTGGCGTTCCAGAAGAGAACATGTGGATGATTAGTTACGAAGATGCGGTGAGAGAAGGAATCATAGACGCTGATGATGTTGCACGACTTAGGGAAACTCAATCCGATCTTCCTTGGTTTCGTAGAGAAGGTGGAAGAGCACCGCTAGATGGCATACTTCTTCCGTATGATCGAATACAAGGTGTTAGGTTAGAAAATGTTAGGTCGCTAATAGAAGGCAATGAGAAACTTATTGCCGATTACACAAGGAGAGCAGGTGAAATAGATTCAACAAAAACAGATATTTTATCACGAATAGATGACATGGATGACGCCTTACTCGATGCTCCACGAACTGCTAGGGATGATGCACGAAATGCTCTTACAGAACAAATGACTATTGTTAGAGATCAAGCAAAGGCTATGAACACAAATGCACAGCAACAAGCCTTTGACAGAATGTTGGGTACATTCAAGACTCGTGTAAGTGGTCGTGTGTCTGCTACTGAAAAAATCCTAAGAGATGAAGTGTCGGATTTGTCAAGGATAGATGCAGCAAGGCAAGCATATAATACAGCCAGAGCTAAACAGGCGAACGCCTTAAGAACGTCGCAATCAGATTTATTGTCAATGGATAGAGGTACGCTGGCTCAGGATATAATTCAAAAGTTTCCTATGCTTCGTGGTAAGACCTTTACTCCAGAGCAATTACGAAGTATAGAATCGTTAGTACGTGCTGATTTCGTACCTACTGAATTACAAAGAAAAGTTATAAAAGCAAACTCATTCCTCCGTAGTTTGATAGCAACATTTGACTTGTCTTGGTTGGGTATTCAGGGGTGGGCTGTCATGGCTAGTAAGCCAGAAGTTTTTATGATAGCAGCAAGTACAATGTTGCGGGCATTGAAAGATCCAGCTGTATACGCAGATTATATGAAATCCAACAGACCTTGGGTTCGTCAAGCACTATCAGATGGATTGATTATTAACGACGATTACTGGAGAGATGAGATTGTTGGTGGAGCACCATCGAGAGAGATAATCAAGAAGGTAACGAAAAATATCAGGGGGGTAAAAGAAGGTGGTGAGATCGCTACAAAGATTATGGAAAAGTCTGATCAAGCGTTTACTACAGCTGGTAACGTAGCAAGGATTGAACTTTACAAAGCCTTCAGGGGAGTCAACACAGATTTAGCTTCATTGAAACTATCTGGAACAAGCACAGCAACAGGTAAGCAGTTAGCCGAAGCAGCCAATCAGCTAACAGGTGCGTCCAAAGCCTACGTCTTTGATCCATTAAAATACTCTGTCTTTGCACCACGATACACCATAGCAATGTTCAAGAATATTTTTGACGCTGCTGGTTTATCTGAAAATACCTTGAAGTCACAGCTTGTTCGTGAAGCTATGTTGAAAGCTATCATGGCAGCGGGGATATCAACTTTCTTCATCAACGAGTTCATCACTGGTGAAGAAACAGATTTCAGACCTACAGTAAATGGTAGAGTAAATTCTAACTTCATGGTTGTTAAAGGTTTAGCTGGCAAGGACTTTTCATTATTTGGTCCGTATAGATCAAACATTAGATACTTGACAGATGCGTTTAGCGGCAACCCATTGACATCTACAAAGAATTTTGCTCGTGGAAAAGGAAGTCCTCTAGCTTCTACCGTTTCTGACATTATTGAAGGACGTGACCTTGGAGGTAGACCAATCAACATAAACTCGTTGGAGGGATTTACCGACACTGCGTTAGGGTACGGGTTGTCTAAAGTAACTCCTATTGCATTGAGCGATATCGTTCGTAGTGCCCAAGAGGGTGGATTAGAGGAGATAATATCTCCAATCACTCTTGCTGAAATTGCTGGTGTTACTGCAATGGATAGGACCTCAATGGATCTCAAGGATTCATTAGCACAACGCAGATTCAATAAAGGGTATAGAGAACTTACAGGAAAAGAACGAGATCAGTTACGTGAAGAAGATCCTGAGATGTTCCAGCTGGCACAAAAAGAATTACAGCGTAGAGCTAAGTACGATCCTAAATCACAAGGCATACTACGTGCTCAGGAAATTGATCAGGAAAGAATATCTAAAGAATCGCAACTTGTTATGGCTTTTGAATCAGGGCAAATAGATGCTAAAGCATTTAGGGATGCAATGTCGCAGCTTTCATCTGAAGCATCAGCGTTGAAGTCTGAAGTACGTGGTGCGACAGGTGAAGAAACGAACGATAGTGTACTCAGTCAATACTATGCAACGATGGAAGCTGCTGAGATGGCTCCTAATATTATTGATTGGAACCTACAGGAAAAATTAGAAAACGATTTGCGAGCACGACTAACACCAGAAGAAATAAGAATTATAGACGAACGGAGTGGGCAAGAACATGCACCTGAAGCAGCTTGGTACTTCGAGAACAAAAAAGTAATACAAAATTCAGGATATTTCGGAACCTTGGATACGGCGTTCAATCAATTATCGGCGGGAAGATTTAGCAATTTAGGTATATCTTCCTACAATGAATTAGCCATAGCACTGCGAAGAGCAGAAAAACAAGGTAATATGACAGCAGTACGTAGACTAAAAGAGATCTCTAAACAAGTAGAGCGTCTGTCGGATAGTATGCGTAGGACAATGAGAAAACAAAATCCAAAGTTGGATACTGCACTTCTCCAGAATGGGTATGTATCAAAGCCTATTTCTTGAGTAGTCCTGTAAACACATAAGGAAGGTCAGTATGGTAAGTGAACAAGATGTAGTTGAAGCAGTCGATGAAGAAGTCGTCGATGAAGTAGCTGTTGATGAGGCTGTGCCTGATCAAGATGCTGGCGGATTTGACGCTCCTGAAGAGTCTGGCGGAGAAGAGTCTGAAGCTCTTAGTAATATTGATCAACTTATATCACGTTTGGATAGTGTCGAAAGTACGACGAAAGATATCGATTTCATTAAGCACAGAGTCAATAGTGAACTCAGTCGCTTAGAGAACATCCAGTCACGAGTCGATACTCTAGACCAAACACGCAATAATTTGGCTACTGTAGATCGCATACAGGATTTGGAACAGCAGCTCGCTGATGTCAGTGCCCTGCTTTTGTCTTCTGAAATAGTAGATGACAATACAAAGATTGCCTTGCGAGAACGGCAACTGGAACATCGCCTCCAACAAATCGAGAACGGACGCAATGACAACCAGCAGCAACAGGAACCACAGCAGTTGCAAGAAACAAGCACTGATTCACAGGCTATATGGGACGATGCAACGAATTGGGTCGCACAGAAAGTTAACGAAATAGGATATAAAGCTGATGATATCCCTGCCCAAGTGTGGCAAGAAGGAGCCAAAAGCGGTTCTCCTATTCGTGCTTCTGAGTTTGTACTGGCATGGGTACAGGAACAGATGAAGGGAGCCAACGCTGCTGAAGTAACAGCAACGAAAAAAAAGGCTGCTGGAAATGGGACTCCCTCACGCAAGTCAAACACGGCATCTATTGATTCATTAGTCCAAGCCTATGGAGAAGGAAAAAGCATTACCGCTACTGAAAAGAAGCGTGTAATGGAACATCTAGGAATAAGATAGGAGCTATATAGTGGCTACCACAGGTAACACTACTACTACTAATCTGGCTGATTCTTTACCTACGGTAATTGCTGCTGCTCGCATTGTTCGAGAATATGAAGGAACAATGACGAGTGATTCAGTTGTCGATAAGGTAACTTTAGCAGAGAACAGTGGTACTGGATGGAACGAGGTTCGTTTGGACAAGCTCACCGCAACAGGTGTAGCTGAAACTGCAACCCTTGACAATCCACAACAAATGTCAGACTCGCTATTGACCCTTACACCAACAGTTACAGGTATTCAAACCATCGTAACTGACCGTGTATACCGTCGATTAGCTAGTAATGTATTGTCGCAAATTGGTCAACTAGGACAAAATGCTATCCAACGTAAGAAGGATAAAGATGGTCTAACACAATTAGATTCATTCTCAACTTCTCTCGGTGGAGCAGGATCTACCCTTACTGTTGGTCACATTTCTGCGGGGCAAAGCCGTATATTCGGTAACACAACTGAGCCTGCACCTCCAGGTAACGTCTCAGTCGTATTGCACCCATTCCAGCTCAAGGACATTCAGGATCAATTAACAGTAGGTATTACAACTACTGCTTCTAATGGTGCTGGTTCTGTAGACGGAATGACAGCAGAGATGGTGCGTAATGGATTCAGTGGAACATTGTTTAACGCAAATGTTTTCACTGACGGAAACATCTCAATCGACGGATCAGATGACGCTAAAGGCGGTATCTTTCACCAGATGGCAATCGTCTTGGTAGAAGGTCACGCACCTAAAGCTGAAACACGTCGTAGACCAGATATTGGTGGGGGTGCAGACGAAGTATTTTTGTATGACGAATTTGTCTACGGTGAACGCCGTGACGAATGGGGATACGAATTACTTTCTGACGCAACCGCACCAACATCATAGTAGGGAAGGATATAAATTATGGTAGCTGTAGGAAATAGCCAAGCACGTACGTTTACATTCAACTCAATTGCTAATGGTGCAACTAAATCAGAGTTTTTAACTGACTCGAATAAGCTTCGTATTTTGAATATGACTGTTGTCAGTGAAGCTGCTATTGCAGCCCACGCTTCAAACGTGTACAAAGTCGAACTGCTTAGTGGAGCAACGGTAATCGGTAAGGTTACTAATGACTCAGATGAGAGCACAACCACAGCCACAACTGGGGTAGTGGGCATTGACTCAGCTTTGTACGCTGCTAAGACCACAAGGTCAATAGCATTTACACAAGCTGGTGCAAACTCTGATGGTGCGTATGAAAACGACGCTAACGCTGCATTGGAAATCAAAGCAAGTAATGACACTGGTGGTACTATCACCGATGTCACTGTTTCTGTTGAGTATTCAGTGAGCGACTAAGTATGAACGAACTTGTCGTTGCTGCATCAATCGTCAAAAATGACGAACCAGCCTTGAGGCTTGAAGAACTTAATGTTCAAGGGATCAAAGGGCAGGGGATGCAGCGACGGCAATTCATACATGTTATTAGAGATGATAAGCGAGCTATATGGTCGGAAGATCTAGGTGATGCTGATTCATTTCATGCTCCACCATTTGCTATACCATCTTTGATGGAGCATACGGTAGCAGAGTTACGTGAGATTGCTGACCAGTTACGTGAAAGTAAACAGGGAGCAGATCGCATACAGGAATTGAGTGAAGCATCTACTATGTTG